CCCACATATGGAGCAATGTATGACAAACTACCCATTAGTGCGTTTGTACGATCCCCCGAAACCCCAGTCATAGACATGAGTTTGGAGAATCTACAATTCTGGAATTGCATGGATTATGGTGTCATGGCAATCAACAAAGGATTTGTCTCATCAATGGATTGTGAGGTCTTCACTAGAGATCATGGTCTTATGAAGGGACAATACTTGTTTACACTTGATAACTACCACGCAAATCCAGATGTAATAGATAACAATGTAAGTGAAGTGCCACAAGAGCACAAATCACATAATTGTATCGCATTGAACAATGGTCAGTATGCATTGTATCCTAATAACAGGATGCGTCTGTATGACCTCTCTATCACCCCTGAGGAACCCAAGTTCCCCGACTTTAAAGTATCTACCATAGAATACCAAGTAGAGTCAGGAACGGACTGGGGACGCCTTGGAGACACAGATGATTATTTTTGGCAAACACAAAAGGAGAAACAAAATGGGACACCCTAATCGATTAGACGGATCAGTTGACAAAGGCGATGACTTTGTTAATGAAGGTATGACACTTATCACCGAGACTGATAGTGATAAGTATCTAAACATGTCAGCGAAACGTAATCGCAACAAAGCAAAGAACGAAGAGGTTTTTGATTCTCAAGAATGGGCGGATGGATTCGTTGGTAAGTGATAAATAGTAACAGCCTACTGCTGTGTCTAGATGCCGACCTTTCAGACATTTAAAGATCTGAGTATTACCTTTAAGAAGCATCCTGTAAGTGATGATTTAGTAACGGTAAAAGATAAGGCAGCTATCGTTCAATCGATTACTGCCTTACTCCTTACTAGGAAGGGAGAAAGACCATTTCAACCGGAATTGGGTTGTGATATTCAAAATATATTATTTGAACCATTAGATTATGGTAGTGCTGGTATTCTCAGATCAGAGATCGCAGATGTATTAAATCGTTACGAACCACGAATTCGTGTTAATACTATTAACTGCATACCAGATGAAATGAGTAATGGATATGAAGTTGAATTATCGTATACGATCGTAGGTAGAGACGATACACCAGTAGCAGTAGAATTCTTCTTAGAGCGCACACGATAATGCCATATACTCAGGTTGCTAATTTAGACTTTGAAGATATCAAAGTTGCTCTGAAAGAATATATCAGAGCACAGTCAGATTTTACTGACTATGATTTTGATGGATCAGTCCTATCAACATTAATTGACACACTTGCCTATAATACGTATTATACGGCGTTTAATGCTAATCTGGTAGTCAATGAACTATTCATTGATTCTGCCACCTTAAGAGACAACGTAGTAGCGATTGCGAAGCAATTAGGATACAGACCCAAAGGTATCACCTCTCCTACTGCGTATATTTCTTTTAACGTAAGTTATGGAACATCAACAACTGATACTGAACTCCTACTGAAGAAAGGAACAGGATTTATTAGTTCGTTTGACAACAACATTTATCAATACATCACATTAGAGGATGTAACAGGACAAGTAGTTAACAACGTTGCGACATTTGATAATGTTGAAGTTAGAGAAGGAACACAGATTCTCAACACATTTACTGTTAACACATCATTAAAATCACAAAGATTTGTTCTTGACAACCAAAACATTGACACTAATACTATTAGAGTGAAGGTATATCCTTCTGGTAGTAATTTCAATGAGTCATATCTCGTTGCTGATAATATCCTAAACGTTGATTCTACATCAAAAGTTTTCTTCATTGAAGAGATCGAAGATGATAGATACGAAATTTTATTGGGTGATGGTGTTTTAGGTAAGAAAGTTGATAACGGATCTAGAGTAGAAGTATCTTACATTACAACATCAGGACCAGAGTCCAACGGTGTTAAGACATTTGTGTTTTCTGGAGTTATTGAAAACCCAAATGGTGTATCTCCAAACGCATTTAGTACTGCCATTACTAATGTAGAAGCTTCTACAGGTGGAGAAGATAAAGAGTCTATTAAGAACATTAAGAGAAATGCTCCAAAAATGTATGGCACACAGGATCGTGCTGTAACTGCTCAAGATTACTCTGCTATCATTCGTAAAGTATATCCATCAGTAAGTGATATTATTATTTTTGGCGGCGAAGACCAAGACCCACCAGAGTATGGTAAAGTTTTTATTGTATTAAAACCAACTGATGCTTCTTTCCTTACATCATTAACAAAACAAGAAATTATCGAAGATCTAAAGAAGTACATGGTTGCTTCGGTAAGACCAGTTATTGTAGATCCATCAATTTTGTTTGTTGAGTTAACTTCTAAGGTTTATTACAGTGGTGAGGCAACAGATTTAAAACCAGCACAGATTAGAGATAAAACAATTAATTCTGTACAATCATATCTTGACGTTTCTGATATAGAGAAATTTAATGGCAAGTTTAGATTTAGTAAGTTAGTCAGTGTAATTGATGACGCAGACCCATCAATCAATTCAAATTTAACAGAAGTAACTATGAGGAAGGATTTTTATCCTAGTCTCAATTCTACTTTCTATTATGAAGTATGTTTTCAAAATGCTTTCGATAAAGATTGTGACGAACCCACCCTGTCATCAACTGCTTTTAGAGTAACAGAATACCCAACATTTGATGTGTATTTGGAAGATAGGGATGGCAAAATTGTCCTATATAGAATAGATAGCGTAACCGGCGAAAAAGTTGTTCTAGACAGTAATGTTGGGGATATTGATTATGAAAAAGGTGAGTTGAAAATGTATGCTCTTACTATCATAAAAGGATCATTCTTTGACAACCGCATTTCTGTTAGAGTAAAACCACTTCTTAATGATATCAAGGCACTCCGTGAGGTATACCTTGACGTTGACGTTGCCAATTCATCGTTCACTGCATACAAAGAGTAAAGTAAATGCCTTCTGTAAAGACTAAAAGAATTTCTACTCTAATTGAATCACAACTTCCAGAATTCATTTCTTCTGAATATGAACTATTTGGTAAGTTTGTAGAGAAGTATTACGAAGCACAGGAAGTACAGGGTGGTCCCTTGGATGTTTTAAGTAACATCCAAAAATATGCTGACATCGATTATTACGAAAAAAATCTACTTAATCAGAAAGATTCTATCGTTACTAACGTTAACATTAGTGATACAACAATTCTTCTTGTAGATGCTCAGTCTTTTCCAGAAAAAAATGGATATGTAAGAATTGATGATGAAATTATTTTCTATGAAAGTCGCACTAGTAACCAATTACTAAATTGCTCTAGAGGAGTAAGCGGTAATACTAAGTTAGGAGACTTGTATAATGCTTCTAATTTTTCTAGTACAACAGCAACAGAGCATTTAGCAGGTGCTGAAGTTTATAACATCAGTAATCTATTCTTATATGCTTTTGTAAGAAATTTTGAAAATCAATACCTCGGATCATTCCCAGAAAAGTATCTTAGGGGAGAGGTAGATAAAAGAACGCTGATTAAAAATATTCAGAAGTTCTACAAAGCAAAAGGAACAGATGATTCTATTAAATTTATTTTTAATACTATTGTATCTGATGATGTAGAAAACAAACCAGAAGTATATCACCCAAGAGAATTTACATACAAATCATCTGAATCTGATTGGATTAATGTATATGCCCTTAAGGTAAAAGTAGTATCAGGAAATCCAAAAGACTTAATTGGCAAGAAAATAGTACAGTCTCCAACAGAGGATTATGGATATGCATCTGCTACTGTAGATAATGTTATTGCTCAAGGTACAATTGATGGTGAAGTAATCTGGAATATTGTTGTTGCTCCAGAAACTGTCAATGGCGAATTTCAAATTTCAACAAAAACTAAATTAGAAAATGCTATAACTTCATCTCTTGGAGTCGGTGATAGAATTAATGTATTTTCTACGATAGGATGGAGTTCTATTGGGGAAATTTTAATTGGCAACGAAACTATTAAGTTTTCAGATAAAACAATAACTCAGTTTATTGTCAGTGAAAGAAGTTTATCTGTACCACATTCCCAAGGTGAGTTTGTTTATAAACCAGTTACAATTGAAGGTTCTGATGTTACATTGCTAACGTTAGGTGTTGTTTATGATGCTTTGCCTGATGTTTCCAAACCTTATTCGTTCACAAATGATGCTATACAAGTATCTCAACCCGGATTTAAAACATCGGATCCTAGAATTGTTCTGACTGGAACTAATCAACTTAGGTGGATTCAAGACACTGGAACATCAGTAACATCTGGTACTAATACACCAGTAGAACAATCACTTGCTGGTGTTTCCAATAATGTATCTGCTATTTTTGCAGATGATCAGTATTACTATATCACATCTTCTAGTTATCCGTCATATAATATTTTTGATGGTCCTATTATCGCACAACCTGTTCAGGATCAAAAAATACTTAGAATCCTTAGAAAAACTCCTGTAGCAACAACAGAGATTTATAAGACACAAAAAAGAGATGTTGGTATCTTGTTAAATGGTGTTCCCATTTATGGATATAAAGATTCGGAAAGTTTACGTTTCGGAAAACTAGAAGAAATTCGTGTAGATAATAGAGGACGTGGATATATCAATCCTCCATTTGTTATAGTAGATGGTCTTGCTGGAAGAGCAAGAGCACAGATGGTTGGTAATGTTGTTGATAGTATTATTGTTGATACAGACATCGCATTCCCAGTTACTCCCACTGTAGAGATTACTTCGGGAAGAGATGGTGTTGCTAGAGCAGTTGTAACAGGTGGAGAAGTAACTAGTATAGTCGTAGAAAATCCTGGCAAGTTTTATTCAACACCACCTATTGTAAGAATTATTGATAAAGTTGGTAAAGGAAGGTTTGCTGAATATAACACAGTAATTGATAGAGATGGATCTATTGTAGACTTTGTTAAAGTTGCCAGTGGTACACTATACACACAACAGAACATCGAAGTAGAAATTATTCCTGTTGGAACAGGTGCTGAAGTAACACCACTACTAAAAGAATGGAATAAAAACCGCTATTCTAAACTAGAAACAAATTTAGACAAGCAATATGGTTATGTTTTTGAAAACATAAACAATGTTCTTGAATATGGATATGGTCAAGTTGCGAATCCAAAAGCACTTAGGATTCAATTAAATGATAATTTAAATTCTGCAGATACAGAACCAGCAAACAAAACGCATTCTCCTATTTTAGGATTTGCGTATGACGGCAATCCAATCTATGGTCCATTTGGACATGAAAATCCATTAGATCAGTCTTCCTCAATTGTAAGAATGACTTCTAGTTATTCTTTATCTGGAAATAGACAAGATGGTCCTTCTCCAATAGAGTATCCATTAGGATCCTTTATCAATGACTATGTTTATTCACACAAAAGTGGATCCTTGGATGAAAACAATGGTCGTTTTTGTATTACCCCCGATTTCCCTAATGGAACATATGCGTATTTTATTACTATTAATAGTAGTCAAGTACCACAGTTTCCATATGTTTTGGGAGACAAATACTATTCTCTGCCAGTAGATAGTAATTACACTACTAGAATTAATCAAAACGATATTCCCAAAAATGCTAAAAGATTTTTTACTCCAGGGATGCTGGGTAATGGTGATGGATTAGTAGCTACTATTTCAGAAGTACGATCGGGAACTGTAGATACTATTGCTATTGATAGTTCATCTAGCAATTTCTCCGTAAATTCACAGTTATACTTTGATAATTTGGGAACTGAAGGAAAAGATGTTAATGCATTAGTATCTTCGGTTAAAGGAAAAAGTGTCAATTACTTACAGAGTAAAGAAGATAAAGTTGTAAAACTAACAACTATTCAAAATGCTTTCTTATTTGTAGATGACACATTAAGACAACCAGCAAGTGGAGCATCTGGTTCTATTGTAGGAACTGTTTCTAACGACAACTTGATTGTACTTAAAAATGTAGTAGGAACTTTCAATAACACTGGAACTTTTTCAGCTGACATTAAAACCTTTATTCTTACTATTGATCAAGATAGTTCATATACAAAAGGTGCCACCTTAAGTTTAACTGATGGTGTTAATCCAGCAATTGCTACTGCTGAAATTCTAGAAGGAACTAGCAGACAGAATACAGTTACTATTAAAGTATTATCTGGTGTATGGATTGTTGATGATGATTATTATATTCAGTCAGATAATCTGTTCAACACATCTGGATCTAAAATTATCACATTAGTTTCGTTAAGTGATAATCTAGAACCATTTGAAGTAAATCAAAGTGTTGCTTTAGTGGAAACTACAGAAGATCATGGATTAGCAATTGGAGACTCTGTTGATATTAATATATTTCCAGACGATGCAGTAAAAACTAAAATTTATTACATCAGGAAAAGATTATATCAGCAAGTAACATTCAGACCACCGTCTAATACAACAACGATTAATTTTAATGGTATTGGTAGATTTACCAATTTAAATGGTGGGGCAGATTATACACCAGGAACATATACAGATATTCCAATCACAGGAGGTTCTGGTTCTGGTGCCATTGCGGACATTATAGTATCTACTACCGGAGTCGTTAGTAGTATCACTATTACAAA